GGACACTCGCACGTGCCTAAGCTTTACAAAGCACTCTCCCATGTTCACGACAGATAAACCGCCGATCCCACCGGATCTTCCGCTGATCAGCCCTATAAAAGACCGAAACAACCTCCGAATCCACAACATAAGAAGTGGACGGTGCTTGGGGTTCTCGCTCAGACAGGCACTTGGGCCACGCCGGGCCCCTGATCATGTCAGCAAGATACGAAATCCTGCTGGGGTAGTCGGTTAATTCATAAGGTATCGGGGGACTACCCTCGGCGGACGCTGTCAAGGCGTCTTCTCTGACCAGTCGGTCTCTTTCCTTTGTCCTATATGCCCGCGCTAGTATAGAGAGGACCGTCTCTCCCGCGGGTTTCTTCTTCTTCAACAGGGAGCGCCAGCTACACTCAACTTGAACAACGGTCGTCCGGAACGACCTCTGTGTGCTAGCCTTTGCCTGTGCCAACAGCAAACCGTCGGCGCGAACAAGCGCAACCCTATCCCTGATGATAGCAACCTCTTCCTCGCGCGTTAAATCATACCCCTCAGGTCTGGGGGATACGGGGAACAGGTTGGCCAACTCTGGGCGCTTCTGGACGGGTCGAGAGCGGAGTGCTTTCCGGATCTTACGGTCCTTCCGGCACAACCGCTGCAAAGGGTACGGGAGTCTCCAAAGAAACTTGTCCTCCTGGCGAGCTAAGAGGCGTGCATTGGCCCTCACGACCTGTACAAATCCACCTTCCGAGACAGTCGCCTCGGCAGCAAGGCCGAGAACGTCCGAGACATCGGGTTTCATGTACAAAGCGTTGGCATTTGTCTTCTTCTCCTTCTCACGCCCCTGAGAAACGAAGAGCGTCGAGTTGATCTCGGCGAGTTGGTCCGAGACCATGCTCTTCTCTAGATTGACTATGAGTCCTACTTCGGCGCCATGTGAGATTATGGCGGGATGCAGCATAGCTTTCTTTCGGGGCTCCCTCAATAGGAGATCATCGCCGTTGATGAGACAGCGGTGACTCGTCCACTCGTTGAACGAAATTTTCTTTGACTCGAGGAGCTCGGTCAAGGCCAGGTCAACTACGGTCTTGTTAATCAGGCAAAGCAGCGGAAAGCTCATCACGCTCCCCATCGGCTGCCCCCTCTCATAACTTTCATCTGGGTCGCCAAGCTTAAGCTCGCCCAGAACCCGCATACACCTAACCTCTTCCGGAGAGAGATTCTCCCCTTCGTCGATCAAAACCTCGATGGCCGCCTTGGTGTAGGCCGACTTAATAGAGTCGGTAGCTCCTACATAGTCAAAACTTAAAAACGGACCATCCCCGTTAAGACCAGTCACTCTTCCGGGTGTCGGATCCCCGACGAGCAACCATCCTCGACGGCTCATCTCTGAATAAAGGGACTCATGTAAAGGTGTCAAAACCTCAGTATTATACGATGAGTAGCAGGTCACTACACGTGGCTTTCCCGACGAAAAAACCAAGGTCGCACGGCATAGGTCTGAGAACTCATCCTCATTCCAGTTGCCCCCGTCTTTAACCTTATGACTCAGAGATGCGTGGCCATTCGGAATATATGGCCCCTGCCTCCTGTTCCACCCGCGAGGAATGTTCTTGCGAATCATCTCCCGAAAACGCACCAAATGATGGGGGTTTATTGTCACGGGCTTCTTCAGGGCTCTTTTCCATTCGTTAAGTTTCTCCTCAAAACGAGGCTTACAGACCTTACAGCATGATTTCTCAGCCTTTTGCGCGGTCTTTACGCTTAACTCCGCGAGAGGTGTCAATTCCCGCGGGAAACATGCCCTTACAGCGGATCTGAGATAACCGCATTCGATAAGGGGGGGGAGGAGACTGGTATCTCCTTTAACGCCCATGTCATTCCCTAAGAAACGAACAAGGGCGACCGCCTTCCCCCTAAGGCGGGCCGCAAAGCGGCAATCCAAACTTTCCTCCTCCTCCAAGCAACCAAACTTGTTGTCAGAACGGTTTGGGACCTTTGCTACGCGAACAGTGTCCACGTGATCGGCACCTAGTACCTGGCCGAAGGTCGGCTTTGAGAAGCGGATCTTTCTTCTCTCTCTTGCGCAGGCGCGTCTCTTTCGTTTTTCATCGCGGACGTAACGATTAAATTCAACACCCGGCTCCGACGACGGCCCACTGCACTCAGGGATGCGAACATATGAGTGTATTCCCGGCCCACGCAGTAGAGCTCCCCCATCAGACCATTTTGACCACTTCCCCATAGTTGGTGGTCCCCCCGGATGGGAGGAGAGTGGGATTGTTAAGCCCTTAACCTCAGGTGGAAGATAACCCGGACCGACAGCGAACCGCCTGGACGGCGTTACACTCACACCACAAAAGTGGCATGAGAGGATACCGCAGGGTGAGAGCCAAGAGCAAGGTTCGCAGCTTACGCAAGCGACGATGAAACTCTTGGTTGTGTCCATATTGAATTCTGTTTGGGTTGGGAGAGTTATAACAGACTCCCACTGTCTCTTTTGTTTTATTGCGCGGTACGGCAAGAGCGCCACTCCGCGGAGCATTTCGTTTAAGGTCTTTTGTGACCCCCTCTAAAGAGGTACCGTTTAGGTCGAACGGTAACCACCAGGTGCTTTCTTTTACGAGGGGTGTGAACACCAAATCCCCACAAGGCTCCTTTCAGCCACAGCCGCTTTTATTTCCTTGGAATTTAGGTAACGGCGTAGACATCCCCAGAGCGGGCATCCATCCGCCAATATTTCCAGTGTTCGCCTTGGGAGCTACACCTTTAATAGCCGACCATGCACACCAAGACTCGAGAGCCAGAGTATACACGGCGCGAGGGCCATCGCAATATGGCGGGCCGAAGGTAGTAATAC